CTTTACGATTATCATCCTGTATTGTTTGTGATGTGACTGCGTCAGCCATGACTGCCCCCTATTTATGCGAACTGCACATACTCGATGATGAAAGTAAACGAGCCTGCGGTGGTAGCATCAACCGTGTTGGTGATGTTGCAGAAAATCGTTCTTTCAGCAGAGGTGAATTGCGCAGAAGCAGGTGCCGTTGTAGCACTTTGAGTCTGGGCAACAAGCGTTGTGGTGGTTACGCTGCCAACCACAACAGTCGTGCCACCATCTAGGATCTCATCTGTCACTGCAGCAACAATCTGTGCGCCAGAGCTAGAAGTACCAACCTCATAACCAATGTCACCCGTACCAATAACTGGTGAAACGTCACAAAAGATCTTGATGTCAGTAATGATTGTGTTTGCAGGCTGCGTAAACTGACCAATCGCTGGGCTGTCACCTGCGGTGGTGTTGACCGTAACGCCCGTAGCAAAGCCAACGTGCTTTACATATTTGTTCGTAACGATGCCAGTAGAGGCAATATCCACCACATCTGTGATTGCACCAGAGGTAGCATCTTTTGAAACAACTTTGAAGCCATTCTCTGATCGGACTGGGCCGTTGAATGTCGTATTAGCCATGGGTATCTCCTGTCTTGGCTAGTGTCAGGCACGGTATGCGCCTGTCAGGGATAAAATACTTATACAGCAGAAAAAGAAAAGGGGCAACAAGTGCCCCTTTCTTACTGTTCCATGTGGAACAATTATGCGCCTTGTGAAGCGAACACTGCGCGTGGATTGCTAAAGCCAAAGCTATATCGCTCGCGGGCTTTATAACGCACGTTACCAGTGTTGAAGTCACCTTCCATAGAAGTCGCAATCGGGCTGCGCTCAAAGTGCTTGAAGCCATCTGGAACGTCAGTCAATACGAAGAACGCATCGGTGTCAGTCAGGAAGTGGTTGACTGCATAGCCTTGAGGCAGCAGACCCATATTCCTAATTGCGTTGATGTCGTTGTCCGCAGTCTCGACGCGCCCTGGTGTTTCTAGCAGACGATCAGCTACGAATTGCAGTTGAGGCGGAACAACAAGCTTGGTTCCTTGCAGAGCCAAGATCATGTTTCGATCATCCACAAAAGTAGAGATGCTGATCAACGCATTCTCCAGCGACGTTTCGTTCAAGTCTGCAAATGCAGATGGACGATTTGAGAAGGTGCCACCACCAGCCAGTGGGTGATCAGTAGCCACAAGTGACTTGCCATCACCGCCAGTGAAAGAGCTAGAAAACGCATTGTTCAATACGTTTGCAGCTTTCACCTGCTTGGTGTGTGCCATGCTTCGTGCAAGAGCCTTCGTATAGCGCGCACCAAGGCGGTCATACAAATTATCTTCGACACTTTCCTCGGTTAGCGCGAACGCCAAAGCAACCGTCTCGTGCGTATAACGCGCAGTAAAACCTTCAGAAGCTTGGTCGTATGCAACGCCTTGCCCTTCAGATTTATCTTTTGCATTACCAAAGCCTACGATCAGAACCTCTTCTTCAAACGCCCGGTCTGAAGCTTCAGTTTCAAAGATCTCAGCGTGCTCGTTTTCATAACGAGCGTATTCCATGCCAAATAAAGCGTTGAGGCCAGGCTCTAGCTCTTTGGCTAATTGTGCTCTTGAAATAGCCATTAGTTAGCCTCCTATGCTAAACCGGCGCCTTTTTGGCCGTAGATTGAGTTTTGAATCACAACGAGAACGTTGGTATTCGCCGTGGCGACATCTGAGTTTTCTGGATCAGCAGAAATATCAATCGCCTTAATTGGCAAGCCAGCTGTGGTTGCACCCGTAGTTACATCTAGCTCAGCGCCAGAGATACCTGTAACGGTGCTGCCAGAACTGGTGTACACGATATCGAAGTTACCGAACAAGTCAGCAACTGGGAACGTGTCGTCAGCCTGGATTTCATACACAACATTCGGATCATCGATAATGAAAGCGATAATGTCCGAAGCATTAGTGCTTGCAGGGTAGAAGTTGCTGAACTTCTGCTCACCCGTTGTTGGGTCAGTAAAAGAGCAACCGTTGAACACACCAACGATAGGCACAGTGCCTCCGTCAGCGTGAACCTCTACCGTACCACCAGTAACTTGCATAACCATATCTCCTTGGAAGATAGCGGTTCCGTAGTCAGCGGCGATTCGATATCGGCTTTGTCCGCCCGTGTAGGGGCCGCCCCCTATCATCCGAACTGGACGCATTCCAAAAGCGGCATCTTGATTAGCCATTTTTGAATCTCCTAGTTAAACACAATCAAAATGAGGCTACGTTGATTTGTTGCCCCGCCCAAAAGATACCTGCGTCTTTCTCTCTTTCGAGATTGGCATCGCAGGGTGTTCTTCACGCATCAGATCGTTATCTACAGCGTTCATCTGTTGATCGGTCTGTTTTGCAAAGTAAGCATTTCGCTCTTCCACAGTCTCTTCTGGAATCTTGGTAAGCATCAAACCACCGACACCGACTGTTCCTGCATGGTTACCATCATCGATAACCGGCAAGTCATAGCCTGAAACTTCACTTGGGTGTACAGGTTCGTAACCCTCACGAAATCTCATGTGTACGTTGGTCTTATCTGCTTCACCCCGTATGTGGGTTCGCACCCAACGATACCGCATCCCTTCAGGAGCCTCTGGAGTTTCCAATACTTGAGGTGGAGTCCATGGTTTTCTTGCGGCCTTTGAAGACCGTGAAGAAGCACGTCGTGGGGTTCTATCAGAACCTGGTACTGTTGTTTCTTCGCTCATGAATTTTGTAACCTCATTTTCTGTTTTGCGTATTCTTTGAACGGTACTCCAAGCTTCCTTGCTAATGCTTGTTCACTTGGATTCAGTTCAACTCTACGAGAGTTTTGATTGCGTCCACTTCCAGTCGTGCGCGATCCAGAGACAACGGTTTGGACGTTGGTGTTGCCTCTCGCGTTAGTTTGCCCGTTAAATTTATGTGGCAGTTCTTGCCGCATACGGGAATCAATTTGAGCGTAGTATTCATCAGACTCTAAGTCAACACCGCTCTGTATGAGGTCGTTATGTATGGCAAAAGCAACATTTGTCATAACGGTGTCTGTGCCGAACCATTCATTAGCAGAAGCCCACTCTTGAGCTTTTGGTGATGGTTCTTGATATACAGGCTCTTGATATGCGGGTTGTTGCTGAGCCATCTGTTCTTCTTGATACTCAGCATCAGCTTCTTGTTGTTCAAGCCAAGCAGCGTAGTCAACTTTGTACTGCTCAAGGTCACGTTGATACTGGGCCAGTGCATTGCGATCAGCTTCAGCTTTTGCAAGCAGCTGCTGAGCCTCTGCCATAGCCTCTGGGTCACCAGACTCATACGCAGTTTTTAAGTTTCTCTTGGCTGCTTCAGCTTGAGTCTCCACACGAGTGGCAAACTCACCGCTGTACGTTTCCTGCATCTTGAGATTTTGCTCTGCAGTAGACGTTTGCGTTTGTTGAAGCTGAGAAGAAAGTTGTTCATTCTGCTCTTGCAGTTCTTTCGCATACTGAAGCGCCTGCAACTCTCTGCGCTGGTAGTCTTTTGCCTGCTTAACCGCTTGGTTGATGCGATTCTGAGCAGTGCGAGCTCTTACTTCTGCTTCAGATAGCTCTTCTTCGTCCTGAATTTCAGGAGCTTCAAAGTCTTCTTGCACAGAGTCTTCCGTGACAGGCGAGATGTCTTCCATCTCTTCTTCAGAAAACTCTATATAAGTAGCATCGTCCTGAACTTCTTCTTCTACGCGCTTACCTTCAGGCAGTGCTGCGCTGTTTATGTTGTCATCGTCAAGCTTTGATAAAGCTTCACTCAATGTTTCTTCGGCCATTGTTTTTTACCTATGCTGATTTGATATCGTCTGGATCAAGAATTGTTCCGATTACTTCATCGTCGTTGATGATGCGAACCTCGTGGTCATCCTCCAAAGAGAATCGAGCGCCTGCATAACGACCAATGAGAACCCAGTCGCCTTCTTGGCACCAAGGTTCGTTGCCAAACTTATCTAGATCGCGATAAGCCAATGGCCCAACTTTCAGAACATAACAAATCGATGTAGCAAGATTTTCCTTGCTCACCGTAGATTCAAGCAGCTGTATGCCGCCGTCTGTCATACCTTTGCCTTTGTACGGGAGCACAAGAAGTCTCCAGCCAGAAGGTTCAGGCATTCTTTCGATCAAACTTGAATCAAGCACAGATGGGTCTAAAACCCGTTCACTCACATATGCATCCGTAACGGACGGTTTTGATGCGATGGAATCTAGTGATAGATCACTCATCGAGGGGATCTCCTTCAATATGCAACGCTTCTTTTAGTTCCTCACGAAGGGTGCGAAGCATCGATAACTCACCCATCGCAAATTTGTAGTCCTCCATATCCTTGATATTGCCAGAGGTTATGTAATCAATATGAGACTCCTCATACTGATCTATCTTCTTATAAATGTAGGCCGCGAGAGATATTGAATCCATTTAACGAAACATTCTGCTCATCATTGGGTTTTCAAAAACATTAAAATCAACTCCAGGCGTTCTGCCTGAGGTTGCTCCTGGTA